GAGAAGCATCACCAGAGGCCGAATGAGCTCGAAGCTAGGAACGAGGAAGCTTCATGGTGCCGGTGGGTGAACGACGAGCTTACGCGCGGGCTCAAGCACCTGGTAAAGACGCTCCCGGAGACAAGGCAGCGGTACTTGAAGGCATGGATAGAGCTCTCGGAGAGCGGCGATGACAAGCCGTATGTGGAGATTGCGCGTCGTTATGGGGTTCGAAGGCAGACGGTACGCACCTCAATTCAGAAAGCCCTCCTGACGCTCAAGGATACGGTTAAAACGAAGCTACCTCGTACCCTAGTGAGGGACAAGAGGACGGGGGAGATCCGCCCGAAAAAGGACAACAGCGGTCCCCGTGCTATACCCTGGGATACGATTCGGATAGAGTATGTTCGTGATCCAGCGTCCACATTGGAAGGGTTGGCAAAAAAATATGGTCTTTCAGAATCGGCCGTTAAGGATAAATCGTCAAAAGAAAACTGGACTACTACGCGGCGGAATCAAGACCAGGCACTTGTAGAGCGTGCCATGGCTCGCATCCTAGAGCAGAAGCTCTCCGAGGTCGAGGCCATAGACAAGAACCTCATGAATGACTACTCCATTATTCGCTTCGGCTTGGTCTCGAAGCTCCTCGTCAAAGACGAAGACGGCAAGAGCGTTTTCAATCCGGATCTCTCAGTGCAGGAAATCAAGACGCTAATTGACACGCTTCGACAGTATCAGACGGGCGTGTATGCCATCATCGGCAAGCCTTCGGAGATCCAAGAGCGGCGCATAGTGACCAAGGAAAACAGGGAAGAGCAAGGCCTTGTCGTGAGCCTTCTCGGGAAGGCACTGACGAAGGAGGACGGGGAGCGGCTCAAGCGCGCCTTCAAGGCGATGACAGAGGCAATCGATGTCACGCCGGAAACGTAACACCAAATCGCCCGATATCGACCATGCCGATAATCAGGACAAGCCTCTAAACATCAAAGAAATCCTGGCAATCCGCAATCTTCCGAGCAAGGACCGGCGAGAGATAGCCGAGGCTGGAGGCTATGGCCTATGGACGGCGGTGTACTTCGACCTTCCAGATGGCCCGATGATTCTCTATCCGCATCAGTACGAGATCATGGATGCGATAGTCAGCCCGGACGGCCCGAAGCGGATCAACCTCCGAGAGCCTCGCGACCACGGCAAGACGGAGACCATCATCCGGCCGGCCCTCGCGTGGCTCATCGCTCACGACCGAGACATCACGATCCTACTCGCGAACCAGAGCGAGACCGGGGCCTTAAAGAGCCTCTCCGTCATCAAAAGCGAGCTCGAATCGAACAAGCGGCTCATCGAGGATTATGGCGAGTTCATCTCTCCGAAGTGGACGGGCAAGAGCATCACCGTACTCCGTCCGCACATCCAGCGAGATGCAACGGTTGAAGCCGTGGGTGCAGGCGGTTCCATCGTCGGCGGCCACTTCCGGCTTATCATCATGGATGACATCGAGGATATCGACTCCGCGCGTTCTGAGACGCAGCGCAGGCATACCAGAGAGTGGTATCAATCAACCCTCTCTCCCATGTGCCACCCGAACGGCAAGGTCGTCAACGTCGCTACTAGGAAGCACTTCGACGACTTCACCGGGCACCTCGACCGAGACCCGACTTTTTACACCATCGAGCATAAGGCTATCCTGGAGTGGCCCGAATCCTGGGAGATGGAGTACAAGCGAGACGCGGTGGGGAACCTCGTCATCGACTCCAAGGGCAAGCCCGTCATCGAGCGCTGCATCGTCCACGGAGCGAGCAAGGTGCTATGGCCGCAGCGTTGGCCAATAGAGAAGCTCCTCGTCAAATTCGCTTCCATGTCGGAGAACAAGCGCATCTTCCTCATGGAATACCAGAACGAGGTCACAGACGAAGAGCTGGCCTTCGTCAAGCTCGCGTGGCTCCAAGCGGCTCAAGCTCGGGGCAAGGATCATGGATGGTATACGCAGGAAGAGGCAACGGCGCGGGGATGGATCGTCTTCCAGGGCTGGGATCTGTCGCTCGTTGACGACAAGAAGGCGGCAGAGAATGCCGATTCAGACTGGACGGCTGGAATCACCATCGGCTTCGACCCTGCGACTCATGACCGCTATCTAATGCACATGGAGCATGTTCGAGGCTTGAACCAGGGGCAGCTTGGCGGTATCATCAGGATGGAGGCGGCAAACTACCCAAGGCGCTTGGCCATCATGGTCGAGAGGAACGCCTTCGGGCAGTTAATCTTCCTGGGCGTGAAGAGGACAACGGACCTCCCGATCTTCGGGCACCTCACCGGGGGCAACAAGACGGACGCATACGAGGGGCTCCCTCGGATCTCGATGCTCTTCGAGAATGGTAAGTATATTCTGCCCGGCAAAGGGGCATCCCCTCTTGTCGACGTGTTGATTAGTGAGATCCACGGACTCGGCAACGAGCCCCATGACGATACCATGATGGCCCTCTGGATATGCGAGCAGGGGATCATGGGCTGGATAGAGAAACAGGCGAAGCGGGCACGGAGCACAACATCCGTCTCGTATGGAGGCAATGGCGATGGAAGCGGAGAGCACAAGCAGGCCAGTAGCGCGAGCTGAGGCGTATATCTCGAACGAGGCAATCCAGGCGTGTCAACGTGAGGCGGCACGGGCTGCTAAGGAGGCAAGCAACCTTACCGACCCATTCCTTGACTACTATGCGGAGCTCATGATTGCCGAGCCTCCGGTGTCGTTCTCATGGCTTGCGAAGGTCTACACCGAATCGGGGCCTCTCCAGGACTGCATCCGCGTCATGGGCCGGAACATCGGAGGATACGGCGTCGAGATGCAGGCGATAGGGGACCGTGGCGAGGTCGATGCAGACGCGGCCAAGTACGAAAGCCAAGCGCTCATCACGCGGCTCGAAGCCATCTCGGATGACGGTACGCTGGCAAAGCTCAGGTTCAAGCAGCGTCTTGACCTCGACACCTACGGCAACGCATTCATGGAGGTTCTCCGTGGCATGGACGGAGAGGTACAAGGACTCGTTCACGCGCGGGCGTTCACGATTCGCATCGCCGGCAAGCTCACGGAGCCCATGGAGGCGACGAAGTACGTTGTAGATGCCAATCTCGGCTGGATCAAGGTGTCGTACATGCGGAGGCGGTACACGTTCGTACAGATACCTTACGCTGCGAGCTACACAGGTGGCAAGAACGAGATGGTGTATTTCAAGGAGTTCGGCGATACTCGTATCGTCGACCGCAAGACAGGCAAGGAAGATCCTAGCACGGCAACGCCTGCCCATGAGCTGCTTTGGACAAGCCACTATCATCCGTTTTACGCCTATGGAATCCCGCTTTGGCTTGGCCGTGCGGCGGCGGTGCTCTCGCACACGAAGGCCGGAGACCTGAACCAAACGAGCCTCGGGCGGAACCTCATGCCGCGCGTCATCGTCTCGCTCTTAAATGCCAGATTCGACGACACCAGCAGGCGGGCAATCGAGCAGGCGTATCAAGCGTGGTGCTCGAAGGCGAACCTCACGGCGCCGCTAATCATCGATGCTGTTGGTGCCGATGCTGGTACTTCGCCGTATGGCGACACCAGCGTCGGAAGCGGGGCCAAGCTCCAGGTTGACACCTTCAAGGATAGCATCAACGAGGACGCCCTCTTCCTGAAGGGGATGGCAGAGTGGGAGCGCTCGATCCGTTCCTCTTGGGGCTTCGGGCCTATCTACCTCGGGAGGGCGGAAGATCTCACGTATGCCAGCGCGTCCGTCCATGTTGACCTTGCCGAGACACAGGTGTTCGCTCCGGATCGCTCGGAAGAGGACTACACATATAATCAGATCTTGGCCTCGTGGGGAGTGCGGTACTGGCGCATGATGACGAAGGGGTGCACTGTGAGCAATCCCGAGAGCGCTGCATCTCTCCTGACGATTGCCAAGGACGGCGGGGCCACACTTAACGAGATGAGGAAGGCGCTTCGGGAGTACCTAGGGATCGACATGCCGGACTTCGGCGAATGGGGGGACAAGCTCCCGGCCATATTCCTCGTTCCGCTCTTGGCTCGTGGCATGATCACGATAGACAAGACGGGAGAGGTAACGCTCGGGAGCGACTTCGAGGAGGCCCTCAGCGCGTCCATGAAGGAGGGTGAGGAAGGCGAGGGGCTTCCTCGGTGGATAGGTCGCGTCATCTCCGAGGCGCGTGAAGCCGCACTCCAGGCAGAGAGGAAGCCATGCGAACACAAGCAGCCATAATCAAGGGGCTCATCGAGCGGGCGGCTTCCCGTCGACCTCAAGACGTGCTTCATGCCGTCCAGAAGAGGGCAGAGAGAACGCTTCTTCGTGCGTGGAATGAATCCCTTGAAGCGGCCATGAACCAGTATCTCGACTGGTTCACGGGGCTCTCGTCTCTCCCGACAGATGCCGAGTATGAGCGGATGCAGGCGACGGAGATCCTTCGAAACGCTACCGAGGACTGGTACGAGGAAGCGCTTGGCCCGTACCTTGAGGACGTCATCAAGTCGTTCGGTGTCTCGAAGTATTGGGTTCTCTCCAGGGCTCCGAAGAAGGCCCGTCGAGAGGACGCCGAATCGATTATTAAGAAGCTCTCGACGATTGCCTATCCTCTCCCGGAGCTCGGGAAGAGCGTCTCGATGTCGTTCTCGCAGATGGACGTGAAGGCCCTCCAGTGGCTCACGAAGGACGCTCAATACTGGGTGACGGACAAGGGCAAGCGCGTGTGTGGCTCGATTGGAGAGCAGATCGGCGGCATCGTCAAGGGAGGCATGGAAGAGGGATTCGGAAGGAAGGAGATCGGAGCCCTTCTTGAAGGTGCACTCGGTAAGATGTACGAGCGCTCCGATGACTATTGGACGCTTGTTGCCGCCGCTGGAACCGTTCGCTCTTCGTCCTTCGGTGCCGTTGGCGGCTTCGAGGAAGCTGGCGTTGACGAATATGAATGGATGGCCATGGGCGATGACAGGACTTGCGAGATATGCTCGATGCTTAATGGCAAGGTGTTCGAGGTCTCTCGCGCTGTAACCAAGCGCGATGCCGTGCTCGCCTCGAACGACCCGGAAGAGACGAAAGCGATCATCCCGTGGCTCTCACTGAAGGCCATCGAAGCGGCCTCCTCCCTCGAAGCTGCTAACGTCTCCGTCCCTCCTATTCATGCCCTCTGTCGGTGCGTCATCAATATCAGATAGTCGAGTCTTCCGGGATTCCCGGATAGGTGCACAGTCAACCAAGCTCCATCGTGGTTCCCGTAAGTTATGGCAATCGCGTTCTCCCACCATAAATACCCTCATATTTAAAGTGGAAGAAATAAACTGCGTCTTTACTGATTAACGCGCCCTCGATAATCAGTTAGGCTGTCACGCGGTCGATGACTGTAGAGGCAGGGAGCACCTATGCAATTCACAAGAGCGTTGCCTTCGTCTTCACCATTGCGGGCCGATAAAGAGACGCGCCGCGTCTGGGGCGTCGTCATTCGGTCGCTTGACCCGGGCACGGACGGCGTTATTTCCGAAGCCGACCTTGAGCGCATCGATACATACAATACCTTCTTCCGACACGCCACGGTTGTGGCCATGGCGGAGCAGTACATCAAGCACTTCCGGGCCATGGACCAGAACCACGACTACACTCCGGGCGTCGGGGCCGTCGTGCAGAGCGTCGTGAATGACGCTGAGGCGGCGCACGGTTTCCCTGCCTGGTCGTGGATACTCGGCTCCGAGGCAACGCCGGAAGAGCTGGCCAAGGTGGAGCGCGGAGAGCACCGCTCGTACTCGATGACTACGCGTGAAGAGCGTGTCCCTGTGACGCTCACGATACAGGAGACGGGCAAGCAGATTGACGTTGAAGAGGTCGTCAACCCTATCTGTCAATACGTTTCCTTCGTGTCGAGGGGTGCCAACAAATCACAGATCGTCATCCGAGAGGATGCAGAGGACGCAGCGATGAAGCGAGACAAGAGCGTATGGCAGAAGACGAAGGACGTCATCACGGAGGCGCTCCGGACGGTGGCAGGCGAGAGATACGACAACCCCACTGGAGTGATGCCCGAAGAGCCCTTCGAGTTCGACGACAAGTGGGAGATGGCCGGCAAGAAGTCGACGTACTATTCGGCTCTGTACCTCTGGGAGGATTCGGTATCGTCGATCCTTCGGTGCAACGAGCCGAAGAAGTGGCAACGCATCAAGCGGACGACTGACGGCTTTCTGAATGCCCTTCAGCCGATGGTGGAAGCTCTTGGCTCGGAGGCTTTGCGGTCTCCTGCCGAGGCTGTCACTGATGGGATAGATGAGCAACGGGCCGATGGCCCTTCAACCAATGACGAGGTTATTCCAATGACGAAGGACGAATTACAGGCAATCGAGAACATGATGAAGGCGGCCGTTGAGCCGTTGCAGACGCTGATGCAGGAACTGGACAAGGCCAAGGCCGAAGCAAAGCCGGAGCCAACGCCGGAGACGAAGCCGACTCCAGAGCCGACGCCGGTCGTTGACGAGCTCTCGAAGCTCCGGTCAGAGAAGGCCGATGCCGAGAAGCAGCTTGCGGAGCTCAGGGCCAAGCGTGAGACCGTGTCGGTCTCGGCAACCAGGGGCCCGGAACATGATCGCCGGTCGTTCGCTCGTTCGGTCCTCCGGATGACGGACAGAGAACTTGCCTTCGCTCAAAGCATCGGGCTCTCGCTCCCGAGCGAAATCGACATCTCGGGCACCTTCCTGAAAAAGGATGCGTTTCGTGACATGCTCCGAGCGTCCTTCACCACGGCGGATCTGGCCCTCGGTGGAGCCATGCCCCAAGACGTCAACAAGGCGTTCTGGGTCAAGGGCATCGCCAAGCAGAAGCTTCTTCCGTTCGTCAACACGCAGTTCGTTTCCTCGAATGCCAAGCGCGTTGATATCCTCGACTTCGGGAGCCGTAAGCTCCGGAAGGGGATCGAGGGAATCAGCATCGGCGGCACGAGCAAGCCGACTCCGAGCAACGTGGCGATCGCTCTGCAACAGGCCACTCTAGACTGGCTTGTGTCCCGCGAGTCGCTCAACTGGAATATCGAAGGCGGCCAGCTCGAGAACACCCTCTTGAATGGCATGTCCCAGGTCTTCGGTCGAGACCTTGAAGACCTCGGATCAACGGGAGACACCACATCCGGCACTCCGTTCTGCACGTTCGACAATGGCTGGGTGACGACATGCGCTGCCGGGTGCCACGACGTCAACGGGGCTCCGATCAATGCCGGGGTCATCTGCGAGGAACACATCAACGAGGCCATCCGGAACATGCCGGACCAGTACCAGAATATCGACGATGGCACGCCGCTTCGTTTCATCATGAGCTCCTCGAACAAGATCAAGTGGCGTAAATGCGTGACAGATCGTGGCGATCTGGCCGGTACCTTGGCGCTCTTGGGAGACCCGAAGGTCGACAAACCTTCGAATATCCCCATTGTGACGCCCATCGCGTGGCCGAACAGCATCATCCTCCTCTGTGACCCAAAGGCATTGATTCTGGCCATCGGTGGACAGATGGAGTACGTGTCAGACTCGGCAGGTCTGTCGCTCACCTCGAGCGGCCAGATCTACTACAAGCTGTCGCAGTATGTTGACTATGCGGTTCTCGACAAAGACATGATCGTTCGTCTCTACGGCATGGCCTGATAGACGGCGCAACGAATAATCAGGAGGATCTACAATGGCAATGAAGCAGACAAACTACCCGGTAGCGCCGTTCATGCACGGGATGCCCTTTCAGACGTCGCTGTTCTTCGACTTCAACGACGTCTTGGCTACCACGGTGGCCAACAGCCAGTATCTCAAGGACCGAGACGGGAACGAGATCACCGTCCCGGCAAACACCTTGGTCGAGATCACGTGTGACATCGAAGAGGTCTTCAACTCCGGCACTTCCGACGTCATAACGGTTGGAAGTGCGGCCGGCGTGGATACCTACCTCGCGGCTGGAGACATCAACGAGGGTGTGGTTGGGGAGTATCCGGCACTGACCAAGGTGAAGAAGTTCAAGCCAGCGGCGGCCTTCAAGCTCCGCGCGGTCTGGGTGGCGACGTATGCCGGCGGTGGAGCTCCCACCACGGGCAAGGCGCGCGTGACCTTCAAGATCGTGCTCGAAGACGCCGATTGATAGGGGGTGCCATGAGAGCGATAATCGAACTCGATGAAGGATGCCCGTCTCTCTCAACATGGGATGGCGTCTCCTTGAAGAAGGGAGAGACGGCCAACGTTGCATGGGAGACGTGGGAGAAGATCCGGGGCTGCAAAGACAAGGCGCATCTTGTCCGGGCGATATACGAGCCCGAAGACATCGTCGTCAAGGAAGATGTGCCGGTCGTCGAGCCCGTCATCTCCAACATCGAGTTCTTTCCCGCTGTCGATGCCCCTGCTCCCGAGCATGAAGATCCGCTTCCCGAGGTCGAGTCGCAGGCATCCGTTGCCGTCGTCGAGATGACGCCGGAGACGCTCGCCGTGGCCGAACCTCCAGAGGTGGTTGACTTCGCAATTCACGTCACGGGAAGCTACCCTCCGGCCGTCGAGGTCGAGGAGAATCCCGAGAAAGACCCCGAAGAGGAAAACGTCCCTTCGCCCCCTCCCTTGCCGAAGCCGAGCAAGAAGAGCAAGAAGGGCAGGCGCAAGTAAGCCGAAAGCTGCTTGCAGAAGGAGATAATCAATGGCTTGGACTACCCCGAATGCGAGGCTTGGTAAGGGCCTCGTCAAGATGCAAGGCTCGATTCAGCACGTCAAGTCCATCCTGACGGAGCTCGAGGCGTATGGCACGCTCGTCGCGGCGGCAACACATACCGTGACCGTCGACAACTACACGACGGACATTATCACCGCTGCAAACGCAGCCGGCGATGTTCTCAGAATCGATCCTCGTATTGCCGAGGATAACTACACCGTCGACGACTATACGACGGACATTATCACCGCTGCAAACGCGGCCGGCAATCCTCTGTTCATCGACGCGGGGATCGCCGAGGATAACTACACCGTCAACGCCTATAATCAGAACGATCTGGCCATCGTTGACGTTGTCCCTGGCGTCTATGAGCCGCTCTTCGCGTGCTGCGAGCCTCTGGTGCTCCCGTTTGCCACGGCACCCATCGTCTGTGCAAACGATAGCGACGATGCCCTGTTCATCGACGACACGCTGGCTCCTCATGGAGTAGCCGGGTATTGGGGCACGCTCAACGGTATCCTCACCGGTGCGGCAAACGCCTATGGCTCCATCGATGGCGCGGCAGGAGCTGAGACGGTTCTCGTGGTTCACCAGTTGGCAGGCACTGGTTATCCGATCTTCGTTAAAGGTGGCGTTCTCGTGGCCGACCTCACGGCCCTCGGGGTCCCTTATCTGTTCTTCCACACCAACTATGGTCGAGCCTTCCGAGTGCTCCACGACGTAGCTCCCGGAGCTGTGCCGTTCACCCTGGACAGCGTGGCGGCCATCTCGTTCGACTTCACCGCCGGAGGGAACATAATTTCCGAAGGCAATTTCCATTGGGTGGACCGTCAACGCACCATCACACCGCCTCCCGGTGAGGCCATTGCGTGCGCCCACTGCATCGCGGCAGGGCTCAATACCCTAGTCGGGTTGACCGGTGCCGTCAACCTCCAGATCATCAATAACGAAGGTGGTGGCATCAACCGCCAGGTATACGTGCGAGTGGCCGACCTCGAGGTTGTCATCAACAGCCCCGTCGTTCATTCGCTCGTTCTCCGGACTACCGGGGGGAGTTTCCTCCCTCTCGTGCATGACGGCGCCGCTCCTGTCACAGGGGCAGGCGTGGGCTATGTGCCTGTGTTCGCCGATGATGCCCTGATGCGGCTCACAGCCGACATGACCGGAGCAGGCGTAGCGGGCAACGTCCCTTGGGAGACCCTCGCGGCTACCCACGGGCAGAGCCCGAGCGCTGTCATCGCAGACGCTCAGGCGGGTGGAGGCGATGGTATCGTCACAGGCGTGTTGAATGGCACACTCACGGGTGCGGTTGATGACGAGATCGATATCGGTGGAGGTGTGTTCGTAGCCGTCAAGCATCGTGCGGCTCCAACGGGCTATGCGATCTTTATGAATGCCACACTGGACGGCCTCGAATGCAACAACACCGCCACGGGAAGTGACCTCTTCTTCCGAGACTCGCTCGGCAAACTGTACCGAGTGGTCCACAATGGAGCGCCTGGCATCGTCCCATTCACGGCTGAAGCCGCTGGACCTCCCACGACCTTCCAGGCAACAGGAGGGGCGGTTGTCACGAGTGAGCCCGCGCTCCATGCTCTGGCTCCGAAGACTACCATTGCGCAGGCCCAAACGGGCGGAGGTGATGGCATCACGATAGGCGTGCTCAACGGCACACTCACGGGTGCAGTCGACGATGAAATCAACATCGGCGGCGGGGTATTCGTAGCCGTCAAGCACCGTGACGTTCCAACGGGCTATGCGGTCATGATGAATGCCGGGCTGACTGGTCTGGAGTGCAACAACACGGCAACCGGAACCGACCTGTACTTCAAGGACAGCGCTGGTAGGCTCTACAAGGTCACGCACAACGCAGGTGTGGGCATTGTGCCCTTCACCGCCGAAGCCGCAGCGCCTCCGACTGTGTTTCAGGCAACGGGAGGGGCTACGATCACGAGCGAAGCGGCTCTTCATTCCCTCGCTCCCAAGGCGGCGCTCACCGTCTCCCTCGGCCATCCTGCCATTCCGTAACCTGGAGGAGATGATGTCGTGGCCTACTGCACTATCGCAAACGTTCGAGCTCTTGGGATCTTAGAAGCAGACGCAAGCGATGCCATAGTCACGGCGGCCATCACCTGGGCTCAGTCTTATATCGACCACTACACAGGCAACCACTTCGAGAAGATAACCTATACAACGGCGGCACCGCTGCTTGTAGACGGAAGTGGAACGGAGATCCTGGAGCTCCCCATCCCCGTAAGCCCTGCGGCGGGCAGCCTGACGAAGGTCACGTTGGATGACGTCGAGCAAGATTTGACGCAGATCGTCATCTATAACCGGCTTGTGCCGGACGATAGACGATACCCGAAGCTTGCCTTCAAGCAGGCACCAGCGTTGACCGAGTACGAGAAGATGATTACGACGCGGTCGGTCTGGAGCGAGGGCACACAGAACGTCGTGCTCGAAGGTGACTTTGGCTTCCTGACCCTTGCCGAGGGCACGCCTTCAGACATCACGGACCTGACGTCATGGGTGGTAGTCATGAGGCTTGCAAACATCGGAATAGCGGCGGCCGGCCAGCTCATGGCGAACATCATGGACAACGAGATCACCGCTGAGTCGACGAGAGACCGAAGCGTCACATACAAAGGCGGCGGGCTCGGTGCCTCTTCGATGAGGTCGCAGCCGACCGGGTACTACATTCTGGACGAGATGATTGCCAGATATCGGAGGCTAAAATGAATAAGTACACGTTCCATATACCGCTGAATCGCCCTGGTGTGGCCGTGATGGTTGGAGGCGAGAAGGTGATTCTCATGTCGGGAGGCTCGGCAATCATGGACGAGCAAGAGGTTGCGCTGGCACTGAAGGGTTATCCCTGGGCAAAGGTTCGGCCGATGGTGAGCGAGCGCGGGCGCGTGAAGGTTGACGCTCCCTCGGAGGCACCGAAGCCGACACCGATCCACGTCATCCGTCCCGAGGAGACCGAGAAGGACAAGAAGAAGGGCAAGAGGAACAATGGTTCGACCGATTCCCCATCGACTCATTAGGCCGGAGAGGGTGACGATATCTCCGATAGCGTCCTCGGGCCTTGTGGATAGCCTTGCCAAGACGGCGATGGACCATGACGCAAGGGGTGCGGACATCACCATACTTGCACAGCTCGAGTACAATCAGGAGAAGCGTGCAGACTCGCATATACCTGGGGCAATGGAGCGCTCTGTGATGA